GTTAATAATTGTGTCAATGTAAGTCTGTTCTAGTAAGTCCATCTCAGACTTAAAGAACTCGTCTCCTAGTAATCCTCTAGCTCGTTGATCTTTCAATTAACCCCCACCGCCGCTATTTCTAGCTGCTGCTTGTCTAGCATCAAAATCAGCTATTAATGTTGCTAATTGGTTATTTTGGTTAACAAAAGGATTTAATGATGAAGTTACGCCACCCACATTAACATTAGGATTATTGTAGGTAGAGTAAATAGGTTGTTGATTAGCATCAAAGCCAGTAATAAATCCACCCGTTGTAGCCCCTTCAGGTTGGAAAGCGCCAGGTTGATAAGTTTGTAATGGAATATTTACTGGTGCAGTACCAAACTGAAAGCCTGTAGGTAACGCTGCTTGTGGTGCATAACCAGCTACACCACTTCTAAATGTAGTGCCTGGTGTGCCTACAGGTGTAAAGCCTGGTTGCAGACCTGTTTCGCTGTAATACTGACCTGTTAGCGGTGTTGCTAAGTCTTGTCTTGCACCATATTGTTGACCTAAACTTTGTATTAATTTATTAATTTGGGTATTAAAGTTTTGCGGTGTAAGAGCGTTAGCTTGGTTAACACGGGTATCGTAACCTTGAAAAGCCTGTTGCCCAAATGGAAAATCTAAACCAGCAGCACGATAAGCATCTGCTAAAGCCATATTGCTTTGATAGTAGCCAGTGTCTTGCGCTGACAATACTGCCTGTCTTTGTGCTGCCTCTGCTTGAGCATCTGCAAGTGTTTTTGCTTCGCCTATTTGCTGACCATAAATAGCATCTAATACTACCTTGCCTTGTGGTTTGGCATAAGCAGCCCTCATTTGTTCAGGAGTTTGTGCTTTTGCCAGATCAGCAACTAAAACATCAACATCGGCTTGAGTCATCGTGCCACTTGCAAGCGCCCTACTAATTGCTGCTTGCGCTGCTGGTGTGTTTATGACATCAGCACCTTTTGTTGCACTAAACTGTGACTGTAGTGTTTTGCCTAGATTCTCTGTACCAAACTGTTGAATTGCGCTTACTGTATATGGCAATACTCGGCTAATCTGCTCTGGTGAAACATTGTTAGCCAAGGCATCTTGATAAATACTTATATTAGCTTGTCGTAGCGCTTCTGGGTTATTTACATCTACACCTTGCAATTTACTCTGTATATATTCTCTTACATTTCTATCAGCGAATGTTTGATTAAATTGAGAAACTACAGATTGTTGTGTTACTGGATTAGCAAATTGAGCCTGTCTACCGCCAATAGTTGATACATTTAATGCGCCTGGCATTATGTCATACATACTTTGTGTAGCATAACCACCACCATAAGGATCGGCATCTAATGAAGCAGAGTCTATATTTGTTAAGTTAGTACCAGGATCAATACCTGTATAGTTCAGCACAGCTTGTCTTAGCGAATCTCCATAAATCAATGGATCAGATTGTGCCAATGATTGAAAATATTGATAGTTTTGTTGATCGGGATTAGCACCAATTAATTGTCTACCAAGACTTGTTAATGCTTGTCTATCAAAGTTTTGTCCATCTAGCGACTGATTTAATTGTGTTGCAACATTTAAAGGATTAACACCAGATGTCAAGCTATCAACTATTGTTTTTGCCTCATCACCTGTTAATTTTTTACCTAATTGTGAAATAGCCAATTCGTCTGCTATTGATTTTGCAACAGTAGATATTGATTTATTTGTAGCATTAGCAATTTGAGTGGCTGGTACACCATACTCTACTGCTGCTCTTGCAACATCGGCTGCTGTACCACCAGACGCATAAATATTGTCTATAAAGTTTTTGACTTCTTCATTGGTATAAGCCATTATCCTGGTATCTCCACATTAGATGCTATGCCAGCACCAACTTTGGCTGCTTTTAGCTGTGCCTCTACTTCAAACTCGGCTTTCTTCAGTTCTAACTGTGCTGCTGCTTTTTCCCTTGCTAACTGGATTTCTGCTGCTGCTTTCTCTCTTGCCAACTGAATGTCTGCGAGTGCCTTTTGTCTGTCTGCTTCTACATCTGCCATTGCCTTTTGTTGGGCAATTTGAATCTGTGCCTGAGACTGAGCGATCATTGCTTGTACTGCTGGATCGGCTTGTTGCTCTTGTGGTTGTGGGTTAGATAACTGTTGATCGACCTCTGGTGGGATTTCTTTAAAGAACTCTGCCACATCTTTGAAGCCAGCAGCCTCGATAAACTTAGCCATCGTAGTGCGGTATTGACCGACTGATACGAGTGGGTTAGCTGGACCATAAGTCTGTAGAATCTGCTCTTGCTTTGCCATCACCATTTGCAACATAGCCATTTGCTCTTGTTTGTTGCCTGTGCCTAAGCCTACGCTAATAGACAAGTCGTATTGATTTGACCATGTACGAGGATCAATCTGCTCGTACTTGCCTCTTAAACGAATGATACGAGGCTTGTCTTGGTATTTGGATACTAAGTGTAAGATGCCTTTGAAAAGGCTTTTAACACCTGTTTCTGCAAAGATACGAGCTACTAACTCAATCTTGCCACCAGCAGCCGACATTGTTGCTGCAATCGCAGCAGCCGTAACATTCTGTAGGATGTCAGGGTTTAAACCCTGTTGAGCATCGCTAACACCTGTACGCTTAGACTGTACTGCATCTAAGTATTCCAACATTGGGAACGCTTGATTAGCTACTGGCTGTACATTGAGTGGCACGACAGCATTAGGATTCTTCATGCGTACTATCCCACCAGGAGCAACGCTCAATAAGTCATCTAAGTTGACTTGTCCTTCTACTGCGCCCATACGAGCATTGTTTGTCAGATACAAGTTATCGAGCATCTGGCGGGTAATTGTTGACTTCTGCAACTGGATGTCCATCGCACGATCAGCCAACGAGCTACCATAGAACTTGTGTGGGATCGGGATTGGGCAGATAGAGTGGAAAGGAATGTAATCCGTTTCTTCATCGCTCAGAATCTCGCCACCAGCATAGACTACTCTGCGTAGTTCAGCAATTCCATCGTCATCCATGTCTGCCATGACATAGCACTCAAATACTTCTACTTCTTCCATCGTGCTGTCCATCGACTGATCGTCTGGCTGCTCAGATTGGTCAAAGCGGGCTGTTCTCTCAGGGCTAAACTCCAGGTCTGTAGAACTTGGTATTGTGGCTACATCTTTAGGATCAAAGCCCATTGCTACTAATTCGGAACGAGTTGTTAGTTTGCGATGTGCCACAAAAGGTGCATCTTGTATGTTCCTAGCTCTTTTGGAGATTAGAAATTCCTCTGGTGGCACATTCTCTACAACTACATTGCCAGCAGTCTTTTTCTTGCTGACCTTAACATTGTGCGCTCTCATAATCATAGGCATACCCATTGGGTCATTGCCTACAACTTCTTCGACTGTTTCTTGCTCTACGATCTCTCTTGTGCCATCTGACAGTAATAAGACAAGCTCATCGTCTGTAAGGTTTTGGTATTCTTCTTTGGTTACTTCTATCTTAGTATCCCAGTAAGCCTTAACGACACCTGTCTTTTGTAGAAGTGCATCCTTAAACCAGTTATGTAGAACTAAGAAGCCATCGTTATCCCGATAGAACACCCAGTTAACATACTCGGTAGCTTGTTTAGCGCCTTGCTCGTCTCCTGGTCCTTTTGGCTCAAAACGAACAATGTCATCGCTTGCAGTAAAGACTCGGACTAACTGAGGTAAAGCACCATCAATAACTTCTGCTACTTCGCCTGTAACGATTTGGCTACGACCTTCGATCTCGTTGCCATAAGGTCTACGCAGATAATAGTCGAGTGCCTTCCTACGATCCTCTGTAGTCTCGGTCTCAAGATAACCAATAGCGTTATCTATCTCCGTATCAATCAGGTTTCTTAGTTTAAGCTGATCCATTTATGTAATCCATTTTGTATTGACTTTCAGAGGTTTCTTCCAATCAAAAGGTTTCTCATCTAGAGCGACAGCAGCATATCTCCATGCGTCTGCTGCGTGGCTATGTTGGTCATGCAAAGGTTTATCGCTAAACATCTTAGTGTCAGGGTTTACATCGTAGCGGTAATGTCTTAACGCTTGTAGTCCTTCTGCACACTTAGTTTGGTCTATGTAGCACCGATTCATTAACATTCTTGCTGCGTTGATTCCATCTGATACAGACAGTTTAGGAGTGATTCTTACTGGGAATCCCATGTTCTCCATGATGTCCTTAACGCTCTTGCCTGTCATATTCTTATGCTCGGCATCATGCGGTAGCCAATGATCTCTGTATGTATAGCCTTTGGTTTGCAATAACGCTGTGTAGAAGTCGATAGGCTTTTGACAATCTTGATAGAAGTCAACAACCCTTACCTCGCCACCAGCTATGGTTTGCACAAACCAAATACTAGTCATATCTGCCCAGCCGATATCCCAGAATGTTGATACTGGAACGCTTGTGTCTAGCAGTACATCTTTGATTCTGTTTTCTTCTTGCGCCTTACGCAGTTCTGTAGCGTAGACTGCACCATCTAATACTTGTCGTGTATTGCCTTCCCATACATTGAGATAAGCATCTAAATCCCTAGCTTTTAAATCTTCCATCTCGTCTCTTAGGACTTTAGGAAACCAAGGGTTATCTGACCAGTTTACTTTTCTTACTTCTGCATTACTTGGTGGGTTTACGATAAAGCGCTTGTAAGTCTCATCTGTATCTAACTCAGGATTAAATGTCATCCATATCTCTGAGCCTTCTTTACGAATCGTAGGTATCAGTACATCCCATGAGCTTTTAGATGTGGTCTGGGCTTCTTCTACCCATGCTATGTCTACACCCTCAAACGACTTGATCTTAGTAATGTTGTGTTTGAGACCAGCAAATAAGAACTCTGAGCCATTAACTCCGTAGATCGCTGTATTCTGTATTGTAAAGAAACCCTCTAATCCCATGCTCTTGATCTGATCTGCTAACAAAGCGTGTACTGAGTCTGAGATACTGTTTTGGAACTCTCTAGCGCATAAGACTCTGATAGGTCTTTGTAAGGCTACGCTGATTAACGCTCTAGCTACACCCCAAGACTTGCCTGATCCTCTGCCACCATATAAGACTTTGTATCTGCCAGGCTCAAATAAGAATCCGATCTTCTCTGGAAACTCGAAGTTAACTTCCATCGGGCTTTCTTAGCACAATGTTAATTGTCTGCAAGTTAGCTAAGTCTGCACCATCTACTCCGCTTATCTCTGTAGCTTGTATAGCTTTGCCATCTACTCGGTCAATGATTTCTTTGATTGCCCAAGCGTCTCCGTTCTCTGCAGCCTTTACTAGCTTCTCTGCGATAGTGCGTAAGCGCCTCTTATCCTCTTGTACTAAAGCAACCCTTAACTGGTCGTAAAAGAGCTTACCCTTCTTACCATTCTGATTGCCTAAAGGTGCGCCACCTTTATTTGTTGACGCAACTTCTACATTATTGTTTTCTATACTATTTTCCATTCCATTCCTCTACGGGGTGATGGGTAATGTTGTTAT